ATGATGACACAAACAACTCTGAAAAAGATGTTGATGTATATACCTGTGTAAAATTAGGAACTAAAGGATGGTATTGGCATCAAGAGGTGCATGATATCCGTATTCCAAAAAGTGAAGGTAAAGCTCCTAATATAAAAACCCGTTCTTACCTCTACGTTTTGTTACAGTAGATGGTGAGGATTATGGTCGGTCTAGAGTCGAAGAGTTCTTAGGCGATTTGAAATCTTTAGAAGCATTGATGCAAGCTTTAGTTGAAGGTTCAGCAGCTGCAGCAAAGGTTGTCTTTACAGTATCACCTAGCTCAGTAACTAAACCTGGAACACTTGCAAACGCAGGTAATGGTGCTATCATTCAAGGTAGACCAGATGACATTGGTGTGATACAAGTAGGTAAGACAGCAGATTTTAGAACAGCATTTGAATTAGTTAATACATTAGAGAAAAGATTAAGTGAAGCTTTTCTTATTCTCAATGTTAGACAGTCAGAAAGAACTACCGCAGAGGAAGTTCGTATGACACAGATGGAATTAGAACAACAGTTAGGTGGACTATTCAGTTTACTCACGACTGAATTCTTAATTCCATACTTAAGCCGTAAGATGCACTCTCTTACTTTAGCTAAGAAGATACCTAAGATACCTAAGAATGTAGTTAATCCTACTATTGTTGCAGGTATTAATGCACTAGGACGTGGACAAGACAGAGATGCACTTGTTCAATTCGTAACTACCATTGCTCAAACAATGGGACCAGAGGCATTAGCTCAATACATTAACCCTGATGAGGCTATCAAACGCCTCGCAGCTGCTCAAGGTATTGACGTTCTTAATCTTGTTAAGAGTATGGAAGAACTTGATGCACAGAAACAACAAGCACAGCAACAAGCTATGCAACAGAACTTGATAGGACAAGCTGGGCAATTAGCTGGTACTCCTTTAATGGACCCAAGTAAAAACCCTGAAGTTATGGAAGCTCTTCCAGGAATGATGTCTATGGCTACAGGCCAGCCAATCCCTGAAGGAGCAACACCCGCACAAACCCCTTAATTAAATGGCACCTGAAACACAAACATACACCTACGATCCTACACAGGATGCTCTCATTGATGAAGCTAATGAAGCACGTGATGCAGAGAATCTCGCTGTTGGTGAGAAGATGGTTGAAGAGCAAGAGCAATTACTTGCTGGTAAATATAAAACAACAGAAGATTTAGAGAAAGCATATAAAGAATTAGAAACTAAGCTTGGTACACAAGAAAAAAATGATTCTGATTTATCTTTAAATAAAGAAGAAACTCCAGAAGAACCTACAACTGAAATAACTCAAGAAGATTTCTATACAAAAGAAGGTGGTGTCAACTACGATACCGTTAATGAATTGTATGGAGAGAAAATAGGTAATGTTTTCAGTGAGAATGAGATCGACCCTTTCAAGATGAATGAGTACTTTATGGAGAATAATGGTACTCTTTCTGAAGAAATGTATGATACGCTTGGTAAAGCTGGGCTTTCCAAAACTATGGTAGACTCATACTTACAAGGTGTTAGAACAGAATCTGGTTATGAAACAACTAATGAACCTACTGTGCTTAGTGATGCTGAAATAACTGAAGTCCAAAGTATAGCTGGTGGTAAAGCTGGCTATGAGCAGCTTATGACATGGGCTAGTGAGAATATGTCAGACGCTGATGCTAAAAACTTTGATGAAGTAATAGGAACAGCTAACAAAGCCGCAGTAACATTCGCAGTTAAAGCACTTATGGGACAATATGAAGATGCAGTTGGTCGTGATTCAAACCTTATTCAAGGTAAACCATCTGCTCCAAAAGAAACTTATCGCAGCATGGCTGAGGTAGTAAGAGCTATGAATAACCCCTTGTATGATTCAGATGAATCGTACCGGGATGATGTTCGACGTATACTTGAAGTTTCTAATTTACAAGTATAACAATGCCAAAAGGAAAAGGTACCTACGGTACCAAGAAAGGTAGACCACCTAAGAAGTAAATGTACTGGCGGCCCGAACAGTTCATCGTCACCGCCATTCACATTTACATTCATTGAAATGATTACTACCGAATACGGTAAACAAAACATTTTCGCTACAGAACCACAAGTACAAGTATTAACTATGAACAACGACAACGCAGAACTTCAGAATGGAAGATGGGCTATGATCGGTATCATAGCTGCTCTTGGTGCTTATACCACCACAGGACAAATCATTCCTGGAATTTTTTAATTTACATTTTAAATGACAACAGCCACATTAACTAAATCCCCTCTTCAAAACTGGGATGAATTATGTGACTGGGTTACAAGTACAAACAACCGTCTCTACGTGGGATGGTTTGGGGTGCTTATGATCCCTGCACTTTTAACCGCAGCGACGTGCTTTATTGTTGCGTTCATTGCTGCACCTCCAGTTGATATAGATGGTATACGTGAACCTGTTGCTGGCTCACTTCTTTATGGAAACAACATCATCTCAGGGGCTATCGTCCCGTCATCTAACGCAATCGGTCTTCACTTCTACCCAATCTGGGAAGCTGCAACCATCGACGAATGGTTATATAACGGAGGACCAT